AAGGAATGTAAGTGCCACCGGTGCGCGTAAACTCAGCATAGAGAGCAATGGTGTTGCCTACATCGACCACGACCAGGAAAGGGGGACGACCTTGCACAATCTCACTTGCCGGTAGGTTACGGGCATAACGCTGTGCTTGCTGCCTGGCCTGACCCATCGCCGTATCCCAGGCAGCCGTACCACGAACGGCAGTGCCTTTCTTACGTTTTTTCTGCCGCTTCTTACCGGCCTCTGAGAGCGGTTTGGTTGCACTCTCCACCTTATCTGAGCCTTGTTTGGCTTCCAGTACGAAGCAGCTACGTTTGTAAAGGTCGATGCGTCCGATTGTGCCGTGGGGCAGGGGGACAAACTTCTCAAAAACATAGGTGTTTTGGCTGTCATCCGGCGCAGTAGGTTCAGGCTTTGGTACAGTCAGGACATCACACAATTCACTCAAGAATAGCTGATAATTGGCCAGTTCAGCTGCACCGGAGGATTGCCAGCGGTCGATGAAGGGCTGGATTGTAGTGGGAACATTCATTAAGTTATCCCTCAACGGCCTTTTTTCTGAAATACTCCCCCTCTTGGGAGAATGCCTTACTACGATTCTTTACGTATTGGCAAATTACGTCAAGTTTTGCTGGTGCTTTTATTGGTTTTACCGCTTCAAAACCTAATCCGCTCGATTTCTTCGAGGCTGATAGCGTCCTGTGTGCGGTCGTAGAGCTTTGTTGTCCTGGGGCTTTCGTGGGCAGCGATGGCTTGGGCGTTCTCGATGGTGCCACCATTTTCCAGGTAGGCGGTAATGCCAGTGGCCCGGAAAGTATGGCAGCAGATGGCCTCGGACAGCCCGGCTTGGCGTGAGCGGCGCTTTATCATCGCGGCAATTGTGCCAGAGGATACGGATAGAACATCTCTGATCAATTCGCTTTTCAGGAAAGGCGATCAGTCACCTTCTCGCTTGATATTCGCCACCATCGCCGCCATTGACATCCGAGACGGGGCGAAATCCAGATTTATAATATTTTTCTTGCCGGCTGATAAGCGTTGGACAATATGGACAAATCGCCCTCTCTTGATAATGAGTTCGCCGTTTATCTCGGAAAGCCTAAGCGCTTCGTTAACCCTGTCGATTTGTGTTGATGGCCGCCCCACTTTTTTTCGGGTTTCGTTAAGATCGTCTAATTCTTGTTGTGTAAAAACCAGGGAATTACCTATTTTTTGGCCGCTCAACCTTCCGTCCACGTGTTTGTAATATTTAACCAGGCTGACACTGACGCCTAGATATTTTGCAGCTTCTTCGGTTGAGTAAATCATAATAATAGCTCTCCTTAAATTTAACAATTCTGACGGGACCACGCTCCCGATAACGGAATAAACATCTAACTATGTCTTTAATTGTACTTCAAAGTTAATGTTTTGTCAAAGGGTTGGCAGCATAATCTCAAAAATGGGCTATTTGGTAATGGCGGGTATCTATGATAGACTAACTTAAAAGATTTGAGGTGATAATGTGAACCTGAAAACAGTGAACGTGATGGATTTAGAGCCACATCCAGATAACCCAAACCAACATTCCGCGGCCCAGGTTGATGCGTTGGTTGACAGCATGACTACTAATGAGATCGAGGAAGCCAAAGCGGTTGACTTGACGCCCGACATAGCCAACGCTAACCAGCACACGCCACGCGGGGAGGGTATGGCAAAGGGAAAAACCAAATCGGCAACTCAGTCCCTCCCCTCTTTATGCGCTCCATTGCTGAACACATCAAGATTCGCATATTAAACACTTCTAATACCGTTTCGCGAAATAAACATAACGCCCAAATCTTACCAAAAACACGGGGTTTTGCTTCAAAAACCTCATCAAATTAGCAAAAAGGATAGTCAACAGGAATTGTACTAGGACAATTGTATGGCTGATCAAACTGGCCCCAAGCGCACCAAAATACAACGAGAATATGACCTGCAAGAAATAGCCAACCTGTACCTTAAAGGCTGGATACAGGCCGCCATTTCAAAACACATAGCCGATAATCGACCTTACAGAGTATCGCAACAGCAAATATCAAACGACATAAAGGCCATTCAAAAGCGGTGGCTTGAGTCGTCTTTGGTCGATTATGACGCATCTAAAGCAGAAGCTCTGGCTAAAATAGATAATTTAGAACAGACTTATTGGCTCCAATATGAAGCCAGCAAGCAGCCTATGGCAAAACGCAAAGTTTCAAAAAAAGTTGATGGTGAGACAGTAGAGGTCTCCCAGGAACTCGCATCGGGTGCCGGCGATCCGCGCTACCTTCAGGGGGTTCAGTGGTGTATTGATCGACGGATAAAACTGATGGGCCTCGATTCGCCCATCAAATCAGAGGTGACAGGCAAGGGCGGCGGACCCATCGAGACCAAAACCCTCACCCCAGATTTTAGCACGTTGACCGATGAGGAGTTGGAGCTATATGTCAGCCTGGCCAAAAAGCTTAGTACCAACGGCAAACCCAATCCGTGAACACCCTAACAGCAACAGACAATGACATAGTTGCCGCCGAGGCCGAATTGAGCCGCCGACGTTTCGGCCACTGGCTACCAGCAGTCTCCCCGACCTGGCGCTGGGACTGGGCTTACTCGGTTTATATCAGACAGCATTTGGCTAAAGTCACATCGGGCGAGATCGACCGCCTGATGATTTTTTTGCATCCCCGGATCGGAAAAAGCGAATTGATGACGGTCAGGTATCCAGTCTGGCGGCTGGAGCGTGATCCATCCTTGAAAATTATCATCGGAGCGTACAATCAGACCCTGGCTAACAAATTCAGCCGGAAGGCTCGACGGATAGCCGCCCAACGGCTGGCGCTGGCTGAGGATCGAACGGCGGTGGATGATTGGGAAACATCGGAAGGCGGAGGGTTGAGGGCTGTGGGGGTTGGTGGGGGGATCACTGGCCAAGGTGGCGATCTAATTTTGATTGACGATCCGGTTAAAAACCGAGAAGAGGCGAATAGTCAGACCTACAGGGAGCGGGTTTGGGATTGGTTTACTGACGACCTCTACACCCGCCTGGAACCGAACGCCGCCATAGTGATGACCATGACCCGATGGCATGAGGACGACCTTGCCGGCCGTATCCTGGAAAGCGAAGATGCCAACCGATGGACTGTCATCAGAGTCCCCGCTTTGGCCGAAACCCAACAAGAACGCGACGAATACCACGAACGCATCGGATTGCCAGTGGGTGAGGGCGATCCATTGGACCGCCAGCCGGGAGAAGCCACTTGCCCAGAGCGATATGATGAGGCAGTTTTAGAGCGGATTCGGGGCGTATTAGGTAGTAGCTTCTACGCCCTTTATCAGCAGCGCCCCACGGCACCCGAAGGGGATATGTTTAAACGCGAATGGTTTCAGATAACCGATAGCGTCCCCTTCGATTCTAGGCGGGTACGTTACTGGGACAAAGCTGGTACGCAGGATGGGGGGGCCTTCACCTGCGGGGTGTTGCTGGCCTGCGATAGCGAAGGGCGATTTTATATAGAGGATATTGTAAGGGGGCAATGGTCTGCCGGAAAAAGAGAGGCGATTATCAAACAAACCGCCGAAATTGATGGGCAGACCGTTGCTGTCTGGGTTGAGCAAGAGCCAGGGTCAGGCGGGAAAGAACAGGCCGAGAGTACCATTAGAAATTTAGCTGGCTTTAACGTCAGCGCTGACAGGGTGACAGGTGACAAGACGACAAGGGCCGAACCACTGGCCGCACAGTGCCAAGGCAACAATGTTTGGCTTAGAAAGGCTGGCTGGAATCGGGGTTATCTTGACCGTGTAACAGCGTTTCCCGGTGGGACATTCAAAGACGATGTGGACGCGACTAGCGGGGCGTTCAACAAGCTGGCCCCCGTAGGCATTGGGAGTCAGGCCGCCATTGGTGGCGATAGGCAAGAAAGTCGCTGGGCTATAGCTGGGCGATCTGGACGGGATGGGAGTCGGTGGAAAGTTCGGTGAAACTAAACTGACAATTTGTAGCAGACCTTATTCATTTTGGTTTCGTCGGCGTAGGCTTTTTCCCCCATCGGGCCAGCGCGGCGGCGTCCTTCGACTTGTTGTTAGCACGTATGTCTGACGGAACTTTGTGGATGAACCACTCATGTTGCTCCCCTTCGCAGTACGGACAGTTTTCACTGTCCGCAACTCTCTTTTTTTTGCAATGTTGACACACCACTAAATCTCGAAACGGCACATTGCCGCCAGAGATATATCTTCTTTCGTCATCAGTCTGAGGCGTTGTTTTCTCTATTCTTTCTTCATCAAACCAGCCTGACGACGAAAAGCGATCTTCTATCATGTACTCCCATCTATGCCTCCTGAAAAAGCTGAAGTAATTCAGCTTTATTCCAGTAACGACATGTATGCCATTTTGACAATCTATGTCGTGGTCTATGATGCGGACGGACCAATTCTATGAATTCACTGACCAATTTTATTTTTCTGTGGATAACCTGTGGATAAGTGAGGTTGCCCTGTGGATAAACAGTATAATGGCATGAATGGCGCAAAAAGACAAGCGGGGTTACGCCAACATATTTTCATCGGACACTCTCCTGCATCATATATTTTAACAGCTTCGTGAGGACAAGAGCCTCACTAACCAGATCGCCGCCCCACGCATCTAAACGCAGGTCTCTTAATCTTCCCAATACCTCACCCAAAAACGCTCAAATTCGTATCCCGCTAAACTATACATTTATTACAATTTGTCAATGATTTATTTTAGGGCTTTGCGTTCTGTTGCCATACAGGTTACAGCCTTAGAGTTTGATAAATGTTAGGTTTAACTGCTTGTGTAAAGCCTAGATTCGTTTTTTTTGGCGATAAATGGGTGATAGTATGGGTTTAGGACTGCTATGTTGTATGGTGGCTTTTGGTGGGGCGAATATTTGGAATGTGCTGGATGAGTGTGGTATACTTCTCTTAGCTACGCTTGACAGCTTGACAGAATGAAATTAAAATAGTTTATCAAGGCCCAAATCTCAGGACGGTCAAGCGTCGGCGTAGCTGCTAGAGATGAGGGCCTTTTTTTATTGGAGGATTTATGGGAGATCACAAGAGATTGCTGCGGTCACGAAAACTAAGAACATTGCTATTGATACGCTATGATTACACTTGTCCCATATGCAAATCTCCGCTAACAGAAGATTGGGAGGCAGATCATGTAAAGCCTTGGGTAGAAACCAAAAGAACTAACTTGTTTGAAATGCAGCCTCTGTGCAAGACCTGTAACAGAAAAAAAGGAGCGTCATGAGCGCACTGTATGACCTATCGACAGCTAGACCAGGACAGAAAGAAGCCATAGCTAAAGGGCTGACCAATTTTTACAACAAGGACCCTTGGACACCTATTATTTTACCTACAAGATACGGGAAAAGCGATATTATCCGCATGTTGGCAATTATAGGATGGGCCTTAGGCCATATCGCTGTTAGTATTGTCATATCTCCAAATAGATCATTAAGGGACCAAGTGTTCGGGCGAGATAAATTCGCTCAAATGTATAATAGATACTCATTGCAAGTTGAAGGAGTGAAGTACAAGACGGTAGAGACGTACAGGGACATACCCGGCATGGTGAGTAACGGAGAGATGATGTTATCTATAACCATACAACTTGCCAACGAAATGAAAATACCTTTAATTGAATTGGTGGATCATTTTAATTATAAAGTCGGGCTACCTGTAGCTGTGTTTATAGACGAGACGCATTTAATGAGTGTAAATAACACCTGGGGGGACCTGGCAACATCTTTGTCTGATGCGGGCGCTTTGATAGTTCCTTTAACAGCCACACCGTTCAGGACTGATGGCGAGGATATTCCTGGGATCAAAACGGTGTCGCTGTCTTCAGAAAGGATAAAATACAGGACGTACCAATCGACGGGCGTAATCAATAAGGTGAAATATCTGGAGTGGGAGGCCAACAAAAAAGTTAGAATTATAGACCTTGATTGGGTACGTGAAAAAGGCGTGTATGTTTCATTTCGGCAAGCCTGGGATGAAAATTTGTTATGCAAAATAAACCATGTCACGTTCGACCACAACCTAACTAAAGAGTTGGCTGATTTGCGGAAAGAGGGTGATAACGCACCGAAGGATGCAATGTTATCTCTATTGACAGCGTCAGAAGTAAGAAATTATAATATCTTAGGGAAAGTAACGCGGGATAGCCAGGCGATTATCTACGGAGTAAAACTGTACCTTAAGACACTGTCTCAACTAAAGAGAATGTACCCAGAAATAAGCGGAATGATTTATTGCGGGAACGACATGCAAAGTGACAAAGAGGTTGACAAACAAGCCAAAAGGATCAAAAAGTATATCAAAGAACTCGACATCAGTCATGATGTCTTGATAGCCACATCGTCAAACGATAATGACGGCGCAGAAAATGTAAGTAGTTACGCTGACGGGAAGGGTGACACTTTAATTGTGAAACAGATGGCAGGGGCCGGAATTGATGTGCCTCGCGCAAAGGTTGAGCTAGATTTATCCTCTATCAGAACGGCTAATAGCTTTATACAAAGGGTAAACAGGGTCGCAACGCCATATAAAGATATACTGGTCTGTCATTATATATCGCCGGAAGATGCTATTAGTAAGATGTTATACCAAGAATTTATAGACGATGAGGGCGGGGGGACGAAGGAAGTTGTTGGCGATAGAGACCTGATAGGTAGCGGGGAGATAGATGTGGATAAAAAATCCAAACCTGTATGGCATGTCAACGATGCTAAAGATGGCACAACCAATGATAGCGAGGGTGACGCCATAGATGGGGCGTCACGTCCATCGGTTCAAGCGTTAGCTGATATTTTCCCGGAGATAAAAAAATCAAATACCGATCCTCAAATACTAAGAAAAATAGAGTCGTCAGGGATAAAATTCAATACAACACAAAGCGAGCCAGAAGATGTAAATCTTATCATAAAGGGGTTGGGCGACGATTGTAACGATAAGGCCGCCACGATACTTGGCTCTCTGCTTGCCAGAGATGGGTATTACAATAACCGGGAAAAGTATGCGGAATACAGCAAACGATTATGGAATACAGCAAAGACGACTGTTGGCATATCGCCATCCGTAAAATTGAGAGACATAACCAACACAACAAAACTGAAGTCTCTTAAGCAAGCACTTACAAGGTGGGAAAGTGAATTATAAACAAGAGACAATAGGGATTGTTGATGAAGATCAGCACAGAAAAGACGCATCGGTTGGGCCAAGGATGCTAAAAGAACCTGGAGAAATAGACTGGTGCAGGCAAACACTAAATCATTTGTCAACAGTATTTCACAGGATTAAAGACTGGTCAAAGAGAGATAAGGAAGAGTTTTGGAATACTGTTGATGAAATAAAAAGATACGAGGTCTGGGGGAAAATACCTCCTGACAATCCTTATGGCTCATTTGGAAAAATGATTGAGGCCGAATTAGGAGTGAGCGAGGAAGTAGCCAAAGAGGAAATGAGCTTCAAAGAACATATTGCCGAATTGCTAGGATGGGGGGGGGACAGAAAATCTCCAAGGTTCGATAACTCAAAATCAGGTAATCAAGTTGACAATTGTCAACTTGAAAACAGGCTAAAGGTAAGTACCACGAAAGGAGGTAACGAAATACCGTATATCGAAAAGCGTATTAAGAGGGATAGCCCCCTAATTTGGGCAGACTATCAAGCTGGCAAATACCGATCAGCCCGACAAGCTGGTATAGCGGCTGGTTTCGTTAAAGATGTAAAGCGGTTTAATGTTCTGCCAATACCTAAAAAGATAGCAGCTAAAGCAAAAGAGATGTTGGAACCCGACCAAATAGCCGAACTTATAGCCCTGCTGGAATCTCAGTCCTAACAAAAAGGACCACCTTATTAAAAGTGGTAATGTGTGCTATAATAACCATATGAAATGTAGAGACTGCAAAACCTGCACTGAAACCCAAGCTACCGGCTGCTTACTATCCCTCCCTCGACTCGTCATATGGCTCCTGACGTTCTGGAACTTGGGTATTTTTATGAAACGCTGTCCCCACTGCAAACATCCAATGGCGGGACATGAAAAAGTTGACGGGCGCTTCGTTGACTGAGTAAACAAGAGAGGATAAAAAAATGGCTGCCCCCATGATTGCCAAGATTGAGTTTAAGAATTGTGATTACATCGCTGACCAGGCGTACCCTTGGATTCCAGATGGTCACGACTTGATACCAGAGCAGATGAAAGCGATAATTGAAAAGATGGTCAAGTCAAACTTTGAGACAAACTTTTCAGATGTCGAGTTCCCATTCTCCCCCAAACCTGATAACGAGTTGAGTAGTGCTTCATAACCTGCTATAATATCCTAAACCCCTTAACCCGGCGAGTGGACCGCAATCCTCTCGCTTTTTTTAATTGGTGAAACCTATGCCCTTTACAGAGAACGACCCAAAATTACCTGATCGGATAAAGAGCCTGCCGGCTGCCAAGCGGCGTCAATGGGCCAGAGTTTGGAATTCTGTTTTCGAGAATTGCCAGGGAGACAAGGCGACTTGCGAGAGTGCCGCGTTCCGTCAGGCCAACGGGGCAATAACTAAGGATGCGATAGGGGATGATATTCTAGATCTAATTGGTGGTCAGACATTCACCAAGGCCATAGATGTCGATGGTCTTACCATCAGCTTAGATACGATTCTGGCGGCCTTGAAAATCCCTCATGGCGGGCAGGTTGCTATGTTGCGCCAGGCCCAAGCCAAGCGGGCCAAGCAATTTGGAGTCCAAATTCAGGCAGGTGCAGCCTTGTCAATGCCGGCCAACTTCTCCCGATCTGGCCTAACCCTGGATGATTTGGGCGATAGAACAAATTTTCGGTTTGCGATTTGGTTATCAAAACCTGACCGAGCGGCCCTTAGTGCCAAGCAACTAACACAAGTCAAAAACGCCAAGACACAATTTGATAAAATTAAAGATCGATATGATGAACTATCACGAGCCGCCATAACGATCAGAATTGATGAAGCTCACAAAAAATTTGGACTGGGCAAATTCAGTCTTGAAAAGGCTTGGGTTTGTCAGGTTTTTAAGGCTGATGAGGAAAAGCAAATCGCTTTTTCTGTTGCGCTCAAGGCGAGCGGAGGGGACAACGGCATCAGACCTGATACACAGCGCGATATTATTTCAGCGGAAGGTGTAGAGGAAACGGCGCACCGATTTATGGTCAATAGCCGAAAATTTGATTTACACCATAAAGAAACTCTGAGTCAGAAGCGAGCGGCGGTAGTAGAATCGTATTTGGCCCCGGTCGAGTTTCAGGCGGGCCAAACTCTGGTTAAGCGGGGCGATTGGGTTGTCGCGGTCAAGTTTTTTGACGAGGCATTATGGAATGATGTTAAGGCTGGGAAAATTAGGGCTTTTTCGATTAAAGGGGTTGGTCGAAGAAGGAAATTTGATACCTAATTGTTTCAACGCTTAATTTGCGAATAATTGACATCCTTCAATGAATCGTGTACACTGTTTTTAACAACACCTGACGAGATCAGGCTTATTCACTGAAAAGCGCGAGTGGACCGCAAGGCCCTCGCGCTTTTTTGTTTAACCGAAGATTATCATTTTAGCGCGAGTGGACCGCAAGGCCGTCGCGCTTTTTTTATGCCAAAGCAAACGCAAGAAATCGCAATTGAAACACAAAACGAAGAGGAACTTTTCATCTTGGATGACATCCAGGTCGAAACATTGGGCTTGGTAGAGCGGGGTGCGGTTGATGAGAATTTCTTCCTACTGAAAAGTGAGGACGATATGGCAGATATGGCAGATATGACAGGTGAGACCCAAATTATGGAAGCCGCCGCCACCGACGAAAATGATCTGACTTTGAAACAACTGGCTAGCGAACGGTTGAAGGAGTTGATAGAAAAAGGCCGAGACGCGGAAGAGATTGAGGTCGGGGTGGTCAACAAAGCCGACAGTAAGAAGAAAAAGAAACCGAAATCAGTCCATAAAAACCTATCACCCAGGGCGGCCAGGGGTGTGAGGAGTTTACTTAGTTCATACGGCGACGAATTGCCGCCCAATATCGCCGAAATGTTAGCCACTCTGGTTGAGGATACTGGCAACCTGACCGGGGGGGATGACAAAGAAAAAACGCAGAAAGACAGCGAGGTGAATAATATGGAAAATGAAGAGAAAGTAAAAACCAACAATGAAGAGTCACCGCCAGAATCGGCGGTGACCAAGGCCAAAGCTTCTGTTCCGCCAGAGACAGAATTGCTTGAAGCCAAAACTGACGCGCCGCCAGATGTAGTGGCTACCAAAAGTCCCGATATGACCAATCTGTTAGCGCGTCTAGAAAAGGCCGAGACCGCACAAGATGAGACCTTGGCTCGTCTACAAAAAGCTGAGACCGCCCTGGCCGAAGCAACCGACATCGCCGAACAGGAACGCGAAGCCCGTGAGCGAATTCAGTACATAGAGAAAGCCCGCGAGTTTGACGCCCTTGGAACTAACCCCGATGATTTGGGGGGATTTTTGCATAGACTGGCTCAGTCAGACGAAATGTCCAATCTTGAAAAGTCGGCTGATGCAGAGGATCGAGTCGATAGCCTGGGTTATATTAGCGCAATTTTGAAAGCAGCTAACGAACAGGTTATTGAATCTGGATTCTATGAGGAAGCTGGTAGCAGCCGGGTGCCTCAAAACGGATCAATGACTCTGTTACAGAAAGCCCAGGCAAAAGTCGATGCTGGAGAATATCCAGATATTACGGCTGCATTGATGAAAGCCACGCCAGAAGAAGCTGCGGCGCATAGAACCGATGTTTTAGGAGGTGTTCAATAATGGCTTATTCAAGTGGAGATCAAATCAATCTTACCCTGAGCGCCAGTGGCGATCAGGATGACAATCAATATTATTTTGTTCAGGGTGCCACTACGGCTGGCCGGTTTCTTTTAGCCACCGGTGCCAGTGGCCCCGGTCCAATAGGTGTATTACAGAATGATCCCAAATCGCTAGATGCTGGCCGAATTATGTTACACGGCACCACTCAACTGTGGGTTGATGCCGCGACAGCAATTGCGTATATGGATTATATCACCTGCGGGAGTGACGGTCGCGGTGTTGTAGCCGAAACGGCTGGATCTAATAACTATTATGGTATCGCACTAGAAGCTGTGGCAAGTGGATCGGCCTTGATTTCGGTCATCCTCCAACGCGGCCAAGTCGCTGCCGATAACACGCCATAGGAGGTATTTCAAAATGGCTAGACCTACCGCAAGAGACCGGCATGTTGATGCGGCGATGACAGAAGTTAGTATCATGTTCGGAAACGAAAATTATATCGCCGATCAAATTTTCCCGGTCATAAACGTTCAGAAAAAGTCTGACAAGTTTTTTAAATTCCCGGCTGCCGCCTGGTTTCGTGATTTAATAGAACCACGAGCGCCAGGGGACAAAGCCAAGCGAGTTGATTTCAGTATTACCACTGGCTCTTATCTGTGTTTGCCTTATGCACTTTCAAAAGCAGTAACTCAGGAAGAGCGAGAAAATAGCGATACCGCTCTTCAGCCAGAAATAGAGGCCACCCAATTCGTAACCGATAAACTGCTGATGGGTTTAGAGGTGCGTGTTGCCAACATCGTCAGTACATCCACCAATTGGGCTTCAGCCAGCAATCTGTCTAGTGGCACTAAATGGTCATCGGATTCATCTACTCCCTCAGCCAACATTATCACGCTCAAAAAAGCGGTCCGGCAATTGATTGGTCGTTATCCAAATGTGGCAGTTTTAGGGGCCGAGGTTATGGAGCGCCTAATTGATCACCCGGAACTAATAGACCGCATAAAATACACTCGGCCCGGTGCAATTGTAACCGTTGATGACATCGCCCAATGGTTTGGTTTTGAAAAAGTTCTTGTAGGTGAAGGGATCAAGGCCACCAACCAAGAAGGTGCGGCTGATGCGTTCTCGGATATTTGGGGCGACTTTTTTTGGTGTGGATGGGTGCCATCTTCGGTTAGCCTGCGAACGCCAGCCTCTGGTTATATTTTCGAGTGGCAAGGGCGCGTGACCGAAAGATTTAATGAGGCACAGCGGAAACAAGATATTTTTGCAGTCGAACATCACACAGACGAGAGAATCACCGCCTCGCAAAGTGGCGCGATTTATTCCGATTTACTGTAGGTTAAGGAGGGTTATACTATGGCTAGACCATTATTTAGACCGCCTATCCTGATCAAAAGCGGGTTTATCGTTGGTGCTGATGGCGATCTGTTAACCGAGCTTCAATCTGGCTCGGTTAACATCACGTGTCCTAGTGCCGCCGCTTCGAGTACTGGCGTTAGGACTGCCTCTATTACCAGCCTGGCCGGCGCGGCGAAATTATTTGTGACAGCAGGTTCTTTGCCGCAGGGATTTGTGTTGGTGTCGGCCTGCGCTGATGCCAACGGTGGAGAATTTTCTGCTTCATTCCTAAATGTAACAACGGCTGACATTGCATCAAGCGCTGTCGCCACCCTCAACTATTTGGCTATCGTTTGATAGATGATCATAGATGATGGCCTGAATGAGTTTTTAGCTGATAAAGGTAGCGCTCCTTATTCCACTGCTGATAAAATGGCGGCTTATACCGGGTCACCTGAATATTTGACATACACAACCTATTTCCACCATGACGTACATGTCAAAGAATTCACTGAAGGAATCAATCCGAGACCTGGTTCGACATTTATAGATGTTGGCTGCTGTTCTGGGTTTACCGGGTTGCTGCTGGCCCATCGGGGTTACAAAGTTACATTTCATGATTTCGATGGGTTGGGATTGAAGTTTGTTAGATGGTATTCTGAAAAACACAATCTTGATACCGATGTGATCCCTTATGGCCAGGAACTTCCTGTCAGGTATGATATAGCTATCTCACTCGATGTAATGGAGCATACCGGGAATCATCTTGGTTATCTGAGATGGATCACCGAACTGGCAGACCGAGCTATGATCTGTTATCCACTAATGCCTTTCTCGCCGCCACATGACGACGTATTAGATGAGTGGATTGATGATAATGCCATCTGCGATATTGTGAATTGTCGATATAAGTTAGTTGACAGTTATATCGCGGGTGGCAATCGCCGTTTTTTAGTCTGGGATTCTTGAGATGAAGACAGCAGTTCAACGAAATGTCATTTTTTGGCGGACGTCGGGATCGCTGGCCAGTTCAGCCAGTACCACTAGTGGCTCTGTCAGGTGCGAAGGATTCGCCAGAGTAGTTGGTATGTTTGTCTCTAGCGCCAGTTTGAAATCTGGATCTGGACTTAGAATTAGTCAGAGTCCGGATGGTGGAACTAATTACGACTATCATACAGATTTTGCCCCCTCAGCTTGTAGTGGTAGCGCGTTTAGTGTTGAAATTGTAGGTGACAAGCTGAAAATTAATATTATTGCCGATTCTCAGGCTGATGAATTTAGGACTATGTGGTCATTGAGGCCAGTATAAAATGACGATTAGAACCGATCCGCTAGGGGCGTTATCTTCAGGATGTATTATAGGGGATGTATCTACTACTTTTAGTGATACGTTTTCGACCGATCCTTTTGGCCGCCAACGCACCACAGGAACCCCTTTTGCTGTTTTTTACTCCAAACAAACATTTAATGACAGTACCAAATCAGCCAGTGATGAGCAATACCCGTTATTTTTCAATAACGCCCAGGTTTCCGGCGCTGGAACATCGTCGATATTTAGTGCGGATCGGGCATCAACGACTTTACTTGTAGCGGCTTCGACTGCTGGCAACAGAGTCAGACAATCGAGACAGTGTATTAACTACCAGAGCGGCAAAGGCCAGATGGCTGTATTCACTGGCATTACGGCCAGCGGCTCAACCTCAGATGGCATCACTAAACGTTGGGGCTTGTTTGATGCCAATAATGGCGTTTTCTTTCAAGCAGCCGGAAGCGTTATCTCTACAGTTCAGCGGTCCAACGTTTCGGGTTGTGTAGTTGATACGATTACAAATCAAGCCTCTTGGAATTTGGACAGATTTGATGGTAGAGGGAAAAGTAAAATAACTTTAACCGCTTCATTTGCCCAAGTTTATTTTTTGGATTTTGAGTGGTTAGGAGTTGGGAGAGTCAGATATGGACTTTTTGTAGATGGCTTGCCTTTTTATGTACACGAACAGAATAATGCCAACGCGATAACTTCCGCCTGGTCGTCAAATCCTAACACACCTGTTCGATATGAAATTGACAACGATGGCAATGGCGACGCTGATGGAATAGAGATGATGTGTGTCGCTGTCAGCAGCGAGGGCGGCGTTCAAGTTCAGGGTTCGGTACGCAATCCTGATCCAAAAGAAGCTATCGTTAACACTATTAACGCAAACGTGGCAGGATCAACCTATGTTGTTTCGGGTATGAAATTGAAATCAGGCCACATAAATCATCAGGTAGATGTGATAAATGTAGCCATGCTGTCTATCAGCCAGGGGGATGTCGCTTGGGGGTTATATCTAAATCCGACCATGAGCGCGTCGTTAACTTATGCTGATATTAACGATTCGGCTATCGAGTATGCTTTCGGTAGCAATGCTAATCCGGGAGATACAATTACAGATCCCGGACACGCTTTAATTGGCGGTATGATAACCGGCAACGATTCCCTTAGCCAATTTCCAATTACACAGTTAAGAATGGGTGGTACTATTACCGGGTCATCTGATGAAATAGTTTTAGGTGTCACTCCTCGCACGAACAATCAAGATGTTTTCGGATTTTTGCAATGGCAGGAGGCCTGGTAATGCCTAAAACAAATGTACAGGACGCCCCCCAAGTTTGGGAAGAAACATCGGCATCTATAGTAGCCACTGGCTCACTTTCTGGCAGCCTGATAAGCCACGGCTACGCCAGATTGACCGGCCTTTTCTTTTCAGATGTCGATACTGAGACGGCCAGCGGTCTGAAGATCGAACAATCCGCAGATTTGGGGACCAATTGGGATTATGTATCAGCCTCGGACTTAATAGCGGCCTGCACTATTACAGCATGTAGCGTTGAGATCGTTGGCAACGCCGTCAGGGTGACGGCTATTACTGGTGCCTCAGCCGCCAGCGATTTGAGGACAACTTGGCGGCTCAGGCCGATTTAAGGAGAAATTATGGCAGCAACAGTGGTTATAGCAGTTTACACCGGCGCCGACCCAGGCGCATCAGCGGACGTTACCAGCGCCAGCGTTACGATGGGTACATCAGATGAGGCCCCCAACGCCAGCGCTATCCCTATCCCATCATCAGGTTCGAATCATAGCTATTGGGGAACTTTCGCTCTTGTCGCTACAGCGGCCCCAGACAATGCGTTAGATAATTTGTTCTGGTATACCGATGGCACCAATTCTTTTGGGACCGGGGTAACAGGTATTGTCATCACAGCCAGCGCTTACGTGATCGCCAATGGGACGGCGGGTAGCTCCGGGGTGTTGCTCTCTAGTACCTGTCACGGTGGATTGTCGGGATGCTCAACTGATGCAGCCACGGCCTCTGATATGTTCCTTTATACGTCATCGTGCAAGTTAACAATTACGGGCAGCATTGCCGCCACAACTGGCTCGGTAGGCGATAAGTTTGTGGTAGATCAGTTGTCGGTGATAAGCACGGCGGGCGCGGGGAATACTGTGGAAGAGACTTTGACATTCGAATTCGATGAGACGTAACCGTGTAACCGTCAATCTTTCTTGTCTATGTCACGATGACACTTGGGCTATGGTCTCTTTATATGTAGCAATTGGCAGAAATGGTTTATAGCAAACGCGACTATCCGACAAGCCAAAGAAAGTCAAGGCCAAGCAGGATGAATTATTTCAAATAGCATAACGGCCCGTAAATGGAATTAATAACCTGGATAGCTCATTACAATGATGGCTCTGAACTGCGCCAGCGCAACGGAACAGAGAAAGCCACATATCAAGACATTGACCGCGAGAACCTGGCAGCCTTCACCCTTCAGATGAACGATCAACCTTTGGTGATTATCGACTTTAGAGATGACACAAACGACGATCCTGAGATAGGCAGGAAGCGGCTCATCTGGAGAATACGCCACCAAATGGACTCCAAAGGCAACAGAGTTAAAATTCACCTGGCCGGCTGGCAGAGAAATATAAAAGGCCGAAATGTGCAAGCAATTTATTTTGTCACTCAAAATGGCACCGTTGTTTTAGGTGGTCAGTGGCAGCCTGAATTACCGCTCCGGCATGGGGTGAAACCTTTGTCCCATGAAATAGATTTAACAGAATAGAGAAACGCAATACAATGCGAAATTAACAGGCAATTCAATGCCGAACAAGGCGCATTTTTTAGGCTGGGGATTGTCCCCAGCTTTTTTTATTTGAGGTGATAATATGGCAGTTTTAACAGAGTCCCAACGCCAGCAGGTTTGGCGTGGCATCATCAGATACTGGGGTAAAAACAGAGAGGTATCGTCAAATATGGTCAGACAGGACATCAGGGACGCCGTTGACAATACCGATACTTGGATAGATGGGCATGAGGGAAATACAGGGGACACAACAGGCTATAATGGCGCGTTGCCTACAACATTCAAAGACAATGCGACGGCTGGACAAAAAAGTGACTTGTTCATTTTTGTTGCCGCCAGGCGGAGAAGTGAAGAAATGTTAAAACTGATATTTAGGGAGGTGGACTAATGGCATCAGGAGATACATTATTAATTTTTACACCATTAAGCAACGAACCAACGTCAGCTAGCTTTGCCACGTTAGACATCCGGAATCAACATCCGGTATTGGATTTTGATGCCACAGATGCCGAATTTGGCGTATTCACTGCCGTTATGCCTAGAAATTATGCGGGTACGACCGGCATAACTGGCTATATTTCAGCAGCTTTTACTAGTGCCACATCAGGAAGTTTAGTTTTTGGATTATCTATTGAACGTATAGGTAGCGAAGTGCTAGATATAGATAGCGATTCTTTTGCGGCTTCCCAGTCGGTTACTATTGGCGCACCTGGCACCAATGGACAGGTGATAACTGGATCGGTGGCGCTTACTGATGGCGCACAAATGGATGGCCTTTTGGTTGGCGAAGCTTTCAGGTTGAAAATAGTCAGAGACGTTGCCGATGCTTCAGATACCGCGACTGGTGATGCGGAAATGTTAACGATTGAGATAAAAGAGACATAAAAAAATGGCCCGGACATTTGCCGACGCATCGAGTCAATATTTAGTAGTTTCATCAACTCCAGTGACAGAGACTCCGCTTACTATAGCCGCTTGGGTTTTTCAAACTACTGACGCTAATAATGTCGTTGTTCATATTGTCGATAATTCAACGCAAAATAATTATTTTGCGTTGAAATACAACCAAAGCCAAGACACCAGAGCAGAAACTAGAGGCGGTGGTGCGGTCTTGGCCGCCACCTCCTCTGGGGGAGGAAACCTGAATGAGTGGACTCATTGCGCTGGAGTTTTCGCCGCCGCTAATGATAGAGCAGCTTTCCGAGATGGCGCAAACAAGGGCACTGACACAAGCGGCGCAACACCGACAGGTATAAACGCAGTAAACATAGCCAGAGCCGGAGATTCAACACCGGGAGAATATTTTGGCGGATCAATTGCAGAGGTAGGGATTTGGGATGTTGCATTATCTGATGAAGAAGTGGCAATTTTGGCTCAAGGCTATTCTCCGTTATTAATTAGACCTGAAAATCTGGTATTTTACGCCCCTTTAATTCGAGATGAAGATCAGGATAGGGTGGGAGGTCTCAGCCTAACGGCGGTCAATACTCCTACTGTATCACCTCATCCTGCTGTATATTATCCTGTTCCTGTATTTATTCCTGCACCAGTAGCGGCGGTCGGAGGGGCTACCAGAGATCATATAGTTGATGCCGTCCTGAAGGCTGAAGCCAACACAGCGACTTTCATTACCGACGCTGTCCTGAAGGCTGAAGGGACGACCGTTGATCACGTCACTGACGCTGTCCTGAAGGCTGAGGGGACGACCGTTGATCACGTCACTGATGCTGTCCTGAAAGCTGAAGGAACGGCGGCAACTTTCATCACTGATGCTGTCCTGAAGGCTGAAGGGACGGCGGCAACTTTCATCACTGACGCTGTCCTGAAGGCTGAAGGGACGACCATTGATCACGTC